AATGTAACACGCTCAAAAACGCAAAATAGGGTGCCCGAGCAATTTCCTCAAGCACCCAGAATCTTTGATAGTCTCGACCTCTGTATAAGAAGTCGAGTATTGCGACCGTAAAGTCTAAAACAACTTCATTGAGTTTCTTCATCTTCGTCGTGATCGTAGGTTAATCTGCAGTCCCAAGCATAGTCTTCTTCCCACTCTGGTTCGTAAAGAGGGCAAGGTTCCTCAAAGAGATGGTCCATCCTTAATTGGTGAATTCTCTCTCTGAGGGATTTGTAAAATTCTCGCTTGTGGTCTGGATTCATTCGACGTGAATAGTGCCTACCATTCCAGCACCCTTATGGGGACCGCACCAATAAGTATAGTCACCTGCTTCGGGGAATGCAACATCAAACTCTTCACCAGGCATCATTGCAAGGGCTTCATGACCTAACTCTGGATGATCCTCAACAATAACGTTATGAGGAGGGAGCATATTGTTAACAAAATGAACAGACTCGCCAGCAGAGATAGTAACCTCTGCAGGATCAAACACAAGATTACCATTGGATCCCATTTGTACATCTACTGCCCATGCAGGGAGGGCAAGAAACAATGAAGCGAATAAAGCAATAAAAAACTTCATTAAGTTTTAATAGCATCTAAGACTATTTACTCAATGAAGTTTTTATCTTTAGTATTATTTAATGTAATATGTTAGGGATCACAGACGATCTTCCCACTTTTCTGCTTGATCTCCACCAAATTTTTCAAGGTCTGCTAACCTTCTTTCCCAAGTATCCCCAGAGTCAGATCCTTTGGCGGGATTAATGCACTGAAAATCCCCATATTTATTGCAAACTAATCCTGCAAGATCATGGGGGTCACCTAGTTTGCCTGTGCCGCTCCAATAATGCTGTCCATTCAACCATGTGGCACCACATTTAGGGCACTCTGCCCTAGACATAGTGAGATCAGAAAACTCTCTATCGTTTTCCATAGGTTTGGTAATGCTCCTTGAATGTGGTTGGTTCTATTCCTAGATCTTTTTCCAACTTTCTTCTGAGGAAGTATGCTCGGAAAACAATCCAGTGCCAACGGATATCAATCTCGATGAATCTAACCAGACGCACTGAATCCTCCATTCCAATATATGCTATGAATAGAATAAGGATGGTAGCAGTCAGGTAGAATGAGACCATACGAGTATCGTGTTGATACAACAAGTATAGGACTATTTACCTGATTTGTCAGCTACAGTATGTTACAGTTTGTATATATGTTAAGGAATCCTGAATGATTTCTCAACAATTCCACGCTCTTAGTGATTTGTTGATCCTGCTATCAGGATCACTGGCAGTCTTCTTAGAAGTTAATTTTGCTTTCATGCCCTTCATTCGAGCACAAAACGATGCCCTACGGGGATTTCCAACCTTCTTGCTTGGTGCTTTAAGGTCGCTTCCAGGATTCTCTCTTTCATAAGACTTGCGTCCCTTTTCGTTAAGTCCACCTTCTTTGTTTTTGCCAGCCTTTCTTGTCCAGGCTGCTGCTTCATTTTGCGTTTCTTCTTTTTTAACGCAGCGGTTATACTTTTTGCCGAAAAGTTTTTGGGTTCCTTTCTTTTCGTAACCTTTCCAGCACTTCATGCCTTCATTGGTCACTTCTTCATTCTTTGGGCGGCAATCATTTACCAACTTGCCACCCTTCATTTTCATACCAACTTTCTTATGGGACTTCCAGCAGCTCTGTGCTTTCTCTTGGAAGTCTTGGAAAGAGAGGTTGCCTTCAAATTCTTCTTTTTTGGATTTATTTCCCCAATTCTTTGCACCTTTCTTACGGCATTTGACTAGTGCTCCGCTTGCATACGCACTAGGCCAAACAGAATAACGAGATTTTACTTTGTGAT